AGACAATTTGCTTCACTCTCTACCTCATCTCAGAAAGGTTACGAAGCCTGCCTCACTTCCTTTGGTCGTATGTTTATTATGGGTAGAAGATTAAGTGGTACGAACATACAGAAGATTAATGTATTGCTATGCACTGAGATGTACGATACGTGGGAGTCAGTTACCTCCACATCAAATGCAAACCACAACGCTAGAGTCTTCTCTGTCTTGATGAATTACTTAGTGTCGCTAGATGTACTACCAGCCAACCCGATGGCCAGAGTTAAGAAGAGAACAAGTATACCAAGGTCTGTCGTATGGACACACGAACAAGTGATAGACTTTCTTGATACTGCCTTCACTAAATTTGAGTGGAGGAATATAGGATTGATAGTCTTGATGTGCTATGAGTGGGGTCAACGTCCTATCGACATAAGAAATCTGAAGTGGGATGATGTGGATTTAGATAGCCGTATAGTTAAGATAACACAGAGCAAACGTGGTGCAACAGTGGAGTTACCTGTACCAGATAATATCTTTAACATGCTATCTGTTCAGATAAAAGACTGGGACTTCCAACCCTACGTAGTACCCTACCACAGAGCTTCAGATGGTTCTTATAGACCACTAACGGTTCACAACATGACCTCACTACTGTCCGAGGTTAAGGCCACTGCAGGGCTACCTGATGATCTAAGGGTGGGTGATCTACGGAAGACTGCGATAGTACAGATGATTGAAAGTGGTGTGGATCACCTTGCAATTCAATCTGTGTCGGGTCATAAGAGTGTGTCGAGTCTTAATCCGTATAACAAATTTAGTTTAAAGACAGCTAAGCTGGCACTGGGCCAGAGGCAGAGAGAATAATGGGGGTACAGGTATGAATACTGTATGGTTACTAATATGGTTTGTCGTTTCTTCTGACCAAGGCGTAAGGTATTACCACCTAGGTATGTATGACAACGAGACCTTATGTAAGGCAGCACTAAAGGATGCATCAGTTATGGTAAACGATAAGAATGAAACAGTGGAATGTATAGGGGTAAATAATGATTAAGGTAACATACATCGACCACATGGGTAAGGATCTAACTGTAGCCAACGCTGCCCGTGTGTCATTTGGTAAGACAAGTGAGATGGAAGATGATCCGTGGGGTCCACCACTACTCAAAGCTAAAGACAATAAGCTCATCCGTTACCTTGCAAGAGAAAAACATATCTCTCCATTCGGACATTGCTTTGCCAGCTTCCACGTCAAGGCTCCGATATTTGTAGCACGGCAGCTAGTCAAGCATAAGTTCTTGAGATGGAACGAAATATCTAGGCGCTACGTTGATGAAGAGCCTGAGTTCTACGAACCTATGGCATGGCGTGGACGTAGTGCTGATAAAAAGCAAGGGTCTGAGGGGCTTGTCAACATCACCGTAGATCAGGAGACACAATGGGCACGACATCTAGCGACATACATGGTCCTATTGGATGAAGGGGTATGTCCAGAGCAAGCACGTATGGTACTGCCTCAGTCTATGATGACTGAGTGGTACTGGTCAGGTAGCCTTGATGCCTTTGCTGATATGTGCAACTTACGCTGTAAGTCTGACACACAAGCAGAAACACGAGAGGTAGCAAAGCAGATTGACCTCAAGATGATCCAGCTATTTCCCGTATCATGGGATGCACTAACGGATAATAGTGATGACTGAGTATGTAAATGAACCCGTCAAGATAACTGACATAACTGAGCATGAGGACGGTAGTGCCACGTTGCAGGTAGAGTGTGACCCTAAGACCTTTGCTGCCATCTTTAACGTAGGCTTTGTGTCCCTGATTAAGACTGGCCTATACTGGGAGACAGACAATGACAGACAATGAGTGGCCCTTAGAAGCTGACTTCACAGACATTAGACCAATGACACCAGAAGAGCGCAAGGCTGCTGAAGAACGTGACGAAAAGAATGGTAAGAGTAATGATAAAGAGTGAATGGAATCGCCTGATAAAAGAACGTGAAGACTTTAAGGAGAGTGTATTGGCAGAGCATACATCGGATCTAGTGAATGAACCTAAGCACTACGCACGTTGGTCCATTGAGCCTATCACATACATCATGCGCAATGGCTTTGAGTTCTGGCGTGGCAACATCGTTAAGTATGCCAGCCGTGCAGGTTATAAAATGTACGAAGGTAAGACACAGGTTGAGTCCGAGATCCTTGACTTAGAGAAAGTTCAACGCTATTGTCAAATGAGAATCAATCAACTAAACGGAGAGGAAAAGTTATGATACCTATAGGTCAGCTTAGACTATTACTCACAAAGGCTGGACTCGAATATACTATTACCCGTATTGATGGTAACGTGGCTCACGTAAACATCCTTGTAGCGGAGGTTAAGGGGGATGTACACAGTTGAGTTTAACTATGACACGACAACCATAGTAAGTATGGATGACCATGATAGTTTCAATGATGTTGAGGTGACGTTAGCTGACAATGGATTAGTTTTAATGGCTCAGTATGATGATGACGCTGGAAGTTCAGACATGATAATGATAAGTCACCAGCAACTTATGGATATTGTTACCTCTATGAATAGTCCAGAAGGCTTGTTTAAAATTGAAATACGGAGGGAGTGATGGAGATTTGGGTAGGTGTATTCATGTATTTACTGGGTGTAATGCTGGTGTTAGGTCTTGTTGATCCTGTAGATGATAACCACAAGAATGCCCCAGTAAAACTAGCCTTGACATGGCCGATAGTTTCTGTCATGTATATCTGGGCAATGCTTATGGATTTTTATTATGGCGAAGAATGATAACCCACACTTAGCTTGTCCGTATCAAGACTGCGGATCAAGTGATGCGTTTAATTGGAATGATGATGGCTTTGGTCACTGTCATTCTTGCAGTAGAGCTTACCCAGAGAAAGGCATGCCAGCCACTTTTGAATGGGCAGCTACCGCTTATCCACTTAGGGAGAGGAGAAACCCAATGGAGATAGAAGTAAAAGGTATGACGTACAATGGTATCAGGGGTATCGACTCTGATGTATGTCAGATGTATGGGATACAATTACAGTTAAGCCCTGACGGAAGTCCAGTACGTTATGCTTACAAGTATCCGCACACAACAAAGTACCGTATGTACAATGATAAATCTAAATCATGGGTCAAGGATCGTGGCTTAGGTATGAACATGCTGTTTGGTCCAGAGTTTAACGCCGGGTCAAGCAACCGTATCTACATTACAGAGGGTGAGTTCGATGCCGCCAGTCTGTACCAGATACTTGGTAAGACATTCCCCGTTAAGTCTTTGCCCAGCGCATCTATCGGTGAGAAGTTTATCAAGCACAACCATGCATACCTGTCGTCATTCAAAGAGCTTGTGTATGCTGGTGAGCTAGATGATGCTGGCCGTAGGGCTGCAGATAAATTGTATCAAGCTTTTCCAGACAAGTTCTACTATGTACCTATGTCCAAGTACAAGGATGCCAATGAGTTCCTTGAGGCAGGTGCAGGTGATGATCTTATGTGGGCTGCAAGAAAGCCTCAAAGGTATTCACCAGAAAACTTCTTCTGCTCTGACGCAGATGTAGAGCAAGCAATCCTTACAGAAAACCCTTACGAGTATGTACCCACTGGTCACGCTGGCCTTGACGATAAGATCAGGGGTATGGTTAAGGGAGGTCTTACCTTTATCAAAGCTCCTCGTGGTATGGGTAAGACCGAAGTTGTCCGGTTCTTTGAGACCAATCTGTTGCGTGATGACAGTACACGCATAGCCCTTCTGCACATGGAGGAGATGAAGTCTACAACTTACCGTGCTATGGCTACCTACAAGTTAGGTGTTAATGTGCGTACCAAGGACGATGCCAAGGAAGCTGGTATCAGTGAGACAGATGTGGTTAAGGCTGCGCAAGATGCAACTCAGGGTGAACGTACTATCATCTTCGAAATGCGTAGCCATGATGACCCATTGAAGCTACTTGATTATGTTAGGTTATCAGCATCTGTCTATGGTGCTGGCTTCATATTCATTGACCACGTTCAACGTCTAGCCTACCTGTCCAACACTGGTGTTGATGGTGCAACCAGCACACTTACCACACTAGGCTCACGTATGGCTCAGTTAGCCAAGGAGTTGAACATAGGTGTGGTATTCATATCACAGGTCAATGACGATGGTAGGACAAAGTATGCTGCATCACTTGAAGAGGAGGCCATCATCTGTATAAAGCTGGAGCGTGACGTTGAGTCCGAGGATGAGATACTTCAGAATACTACATCATTTTTCATTGACAAGAACAGACCGTTTGCTAAGTTAGGTAATGCAGGATCACTATACTACGATCCAAATACAACCATCCTTACAGAGGATGCACCATATGAAGGGAGTGTGAGAGCAGCATGATAGTGTTTGATGTAGAAGCTGACAATCTTTTGGAAGATGCCACAAAGATACACTGCCTGTCTTATACATCAGATGGCAAAGACTATCATACTCTGTTTAACTACAGTGATATGCGTGAGTTGATCTTAGATCAAAAGGGGTTAATCGGTCACAACATTGTGCGTTACGATGCACCACTGTTAGAAAAGATCTTAGGTATTAAGATCAAAGCTAGGTTGTTTGATACTCTACCTATGTCTTGGGTTCTTAACTACAATAGACCCAAGCATAAACTGGAATCTTTTGGTGAGGACTTTGGTATTGAGAAGCCACAGATAGATGACTGGGAAAATCTTTCTCAGGATGTTTATGCTCACCGATGTGTTGAAGATGTTAAAATCAATTGGCACCTGTGGGAAAATCTATTGGGTAGGTTCCTGTATATCTATAACAACGATAAGAGGTTGCTCGATAAATTCTTTCGGTACCTTGAGTTTAAGATCTCTTGTGCAGCAGCAGCAGAGGTGACTGGTTGGAAGCTTGATGTGGATCTTGCTGTTCAGTGTGTTGATGCACTGACTTCTGAGCAAGCAGATAAAGTAGAAGAGCTTACATCAGTCATGCCAAAACGTAGGGTTACCTCAATCAAGAGGAAGCCAAAGGTCTGCTTCAAACAAGATAGTAGTGTCTCCTCTCATGGTGAGCGGTGGTTCAACCTACTAAAAGATCAAGACTTACCACCACACTATGATGGTGAAGTTACAGTTACTAAGGGTTGGAACGAACCTAACCCAAACTCTTCCGACCAAGTTAAAGATTGGTTATTTTCTTTAGGTTGGAATCCATGTACCTTTAAATACGACAAGAACAAAGATACAGGGGAAGAGAAGAAGATACCCCAAGTTCGTAAGAACGGTGAGCTAACTCAATCAGTCAAACTCCTCATTGACATTGACCCAGCTGTAGCCGTACTGGAAGGCCTGACTATCATTCAGCACAGGCTTTCTATCTTCAAGGGTTTTATTGAGTGTGAACGTGATGGTTACGTTAAGGCAGAAGTCAATGGCCTAACGAATACTCTTCGATTCAAACACAATAAGCCCTTGGTTAATCTACCAGGTGTTGATAAACCCTGGGGTAAAGAGGTACGTGGTTGCCTTGTAGCACCAGAAGGTTACACTCTTTGTGGCGCAGACATGACCTCCTTGGAGGACACTACTAAGCGTCACTACATGCAACCGTATGATCCAGCCTATGTGTTAGAGATGTCGCAAGAAGGATTTGATCCACACCTTGATCTAGCAAAACACGCAGGTAGGATAAGCCAGAAAGATATTGACGACTACAATGATGGTAAACGTCCTGACATTAAATCGCTACGCAAAAACTTCAAGGTGGTAAACTACTCAGCTACCTATGGGGTTGGATCACCAAAGCTTTCCCGTGAGACTGGGATGCACATAGGTGAGGCTCAAGCTTTGTTGGATGCATACTGGGAACGTAACTGGTCAGTCAGAGCTTTTGCAGAAGATCAAAACATACGGAAAATAAATGGTGAGATGTGGGTGCAGAATCCAGTAAGTAAGTTCTGGCATAGCCTACGTTACGAGAAGGATGTATTCTCTACACTCAATCAATCAACCGGAGCTTACTGCTTTGATAGGTGGGTTGCAAACTACAGACTCAAGCGGCCTAATATCATTGGTCAGTTCCACGATGAATCAATAAACTTAGTAAGAAAAGGGGAAGAAGATGAGCACACAAGTGTGTTGAAATGGGCAATAGAAAAACTTAACAAAGACTTGAAATTAAATGTTGACCTGGGTATTGATGTACAGTATGGTCAAAAATACAGTGACGTCCATTAGGAGATATAAATATGGCTACACGTAAAGTTCAACTTGTTGGGATTGCAGAATGGGCAAAGGTATTTGCAAGCAATCGTGATATGTATGGTTACAAACCAACACCAGCTGCCGAAGGCAACTACGAAAAATTCAACGGTGCTTGCACCCTTAACGTAATTCTTGACGACCCTAACCTAGAGGCACTCCAATCATCAGGCGCACAGAAGCCAACGAAAAAGGATGCAGAAGGTAGGGGAACGGTTGTCAAGTTTGACCGTAAGTTTGATACAGGTCAGGCGTACTCTAGTGGTGCACCTCTCGTGACTCATGCTGACGGTACCCCTTGGGATCCAGATGTAGATGGTCTCATTGGCAATGGCTCTACTGTAGAGATTCTTGCTACTGTCTACGACATCCCTAGATATGGCAAGGTTGGTACTCGACTTGACGTAGTTAAAGTACTCGACCATGTTAGTTCACCAGTAGATGATGTAGAAGTATTCTCCGCATCAAATAAACCTACGGCAGTTTCGTCACCCGTTAGCGTACAACAAACAGAAGACGAAGTAATGTTCTAAACTATGGCCCCCTTCGGGGGGCTACTTTTTAAGGAGAGAATATGAAAAAGATTGATACGCTAATCCCAGACCTAGAGGAAGTTATCTACGGTAGAGGCGGTTGGAATTCCGCTCTGGGTACAATGATGGGTGAAGCTATTGCTAGCTCTGCTAACGCACGATTTAGCAAGCCCCAAGAACCAAGGGGCTATCTTTCTTTGTCGTCCATTGGCACACCATGCAAGAGAAAACTATGGTACAGAATAAATAAACCTACCACCAGTGAACCCCTTAGTGCTAGCATGTTGCTTAGATTTTTCTATGGTGACATGATAGAAGAGTTGATTCTTCATATGGCCATGGCATCAGGACATTCAGTAGAGGGTATGCAAGAACGTATGCATGTTCATGGTATCCGTGGTCACAGAGATGCTGTCATTGATGGTATGACAGTTGATGTTAAGTCAGCTAGCCCATACTCATTCAAAAAGTTTAAGAACGGTGAGCTTAGAGAAAATGATCCCTTTGGTTATATCTCTCAACTCTCGTCCTATGTTTATGCAGCTAAGGATGATCCGCTTGTAACCAATAAAACAACCGGGGCATTCTTAGTTATTGATAAAGTAAGCGGAGAGGTTTGCTTGGATGTCTATGACTTTACTGAAGAACTTAAGACTAAAGAACAAGAGATGCTTTCAGCAAAGACTATGGTTGCAGGGGATATACCAGTTAATCGAATACCACCCGTACCTGCCAGCAAGTCTAGTCCTAATATGAAGCTAGACAAGTCTTGTACTTTCTGCGACTACAAAAAAGAATGCTGGCCCACTGTACGTATGTTTAAATACTCTTACGGTATTGAGTATCTAACTCATGTAGAAAAGGTGCCGCAAGTACCGGAGATGGTAGATGACTAGGGCAGCTAAGGCCAAGGGTAGGACAGGACAACAAGAGGTCAGGGATAAACTACTAGAAACATTCCCTGAGTTTGAGCCTGATGATATCAAGTCTACAACTATGGGTGACACTGGTGAA